AGCACATTTAATGTAATTGATATTACATCTATGCCTTATAAACAAGTATGCACCTATAGAGATAACACAGTGAGTCCCGTGGATTTCGCGGCAATTATATATAGAATAGGATTAATGTACAACGAGGGTTCGGTACTCATCGAAATCAATGATATCGGTGAACAAGTATCAGATGTGCTCTTGATGGACTATGGTTATGAAAACCTTCTCTTTACTGAGAATGCAGGAAGATCCGGTAAACGGATATCAAGCGGATTTGGTAAAAGAGTAGATAATGGCATAAGAACAACAAAAAGTGTTAAGAGTATCGGTTGTTCTATATTAAAAATGCTGATTGAACAAAATCAGCTAATCTTACAGGATTATAACACAATACAAGAGTTATCGCGTTTTAGCAAAAGGGGAAATTCTTACGAAGCAGAATCTGGGATGCACGACGATTTGGTAATGAATTTAGTTATCTTTTCGTGGTTATCAGACCAGGCCTTCTTCAAAGATCTTACCGATATCAACACTATGATGCGGTTAAGACAAAAGACAGAAGAACAGATTGAGCAAGATCTACTACCATTCGGATTTATTGATGATGGTGGAGATGATGCAGTTGAAGACGACGGATATGGATTCGCAAGAGAATCATGGCAGATCTGATAAGCCTTCAGTTTTTATAAATAGAATAGTGATAACTAATTTTAGACAAAAGTTTTAAATAGATAATATTAAAGGAGAAATAATATGGCTTTTTCCGTAAGTCCTTCGGTAATAGTTCGCGAAGTGGACGCATCAGCATCGGTTCCGGCCATCGCAACGCCACCTGCCGCTATTGCAGGTGTTTTTAGATGGGGTCCGGTCGGCGAGACAGTACTAGTTTCTTCAGAGAATGAATTAGTAGAGCGTTTTGGTGAACCAAACAACGATAACTATGAGACATTCTTTGTAGCAGCAGACTATCTTTCGTACGCGAATGCATTATACGTAGCTAGAGTAGATAACGGTGCAGTTAAAGCATCAGCTTCTGATGTACAATTACACGCAAATGGAAGTGTTAACGCAGCAGCAACAAGACATGGCGCCTTTGAAGCGTTATATGAAGGTAAACTAGGTAATTCACTTGAAGTTGCTTATGTACTTGATACTTCATTCGAAAATGCTGTTATTAGTTTGGAAGCTCCTGTTGATGCAGGTGATCCAGAGAATATCCCAGCAACAAGATTAACAGGTAATACTCAAATCAGTCAAACGTTGAACTTCAATTCAACTAACATTATATTTGAACTTGCACCTGAAAATGCAATTGCTGCAGACACATTTGCTCCAGGCGATGTTGTAACGATAGGTAATACTTCTGTCGGCTATCAAGATATATCAGTAGCAAGTTTTACTGATACTACTTTGAAAGCAGATGGTACTGCTACTTCTAACACTTCACTTATTGCATCACATGAGTTTAATATTGGTTTAAACGGAGCGTATACGCTTGCAGAAACTGATTTAAGTAACTTAACAATTGATCGTAAGTGGAAATATGCAAGTTCGTTTGGTAAGAAACCTCAAACTGGAAACTATCATGTCTTAGTAAAAGATAAAGATGGTGCAATCACTGGCGATGCAGGAACTATATTAGAGATGTACTCTGATATATCAACTTCACCAACAGCAAAACTATCAGACGGTTCATCTAATTACGCTGAACAAGTAATCGAAAACAAATCATCTTGGGTCAAACTTGCTAATACAGTACACTTCAGCTCTGGGTCAACAGACTCTGTTTATGAAGAATTCGGTGTTCTATCAGCTTCTCAGCTTGCATATCAAGTTAGTGCTAATACAGTATTGACTGACTCAGGCATAGGTACTGACGGTACCACAGAGAGTACAACAACTCTAGCAGCTCTTGCTGGTGGTTACGATATGTTTAAAGCATCTAATGAAATTGATGTTTCATTCGTACTACAAGGTAAAGGTGACAATTCAGGTAATCTTGCTAACTATATCATTTCTAATATCACAGATTATAGAAAAGACGCAGTTGCATTTATCTCACCTTCTAAAGAAGCTGTTGTTGATGAGAATAAGACAAACGCAAAACTTGCAAACGTAATTGCATATAGAAACAAACTTCAGAATAGCTCATATTGGTTTATGGATTCTGGATATAAGTATAGATACGACAAGTATAATGATGTATACAGATATGTACCTCTTAACGGTGATACAGCTGGTCTGGCTTCAAGAGTCGAACCATTTGAATCTCCTGCAGGTTTCAGAAAAGGTGTAATTAAGAATGTAGTTAAGCTTGCGTTTAACCCAAATAAAGCGCATAGAGATCAGTTATACAGCGCAGATATTAACCCAGTAATGAGTCAAGTAGGTCAAGGAATTGTTCTATTCGGTGATAAGACTGGATTAGGTCTACCAAGTGCATTCGATAGACTGAATGTTCGTAGATTGTTTATCTCTGTTGAAAAGGCGATCGCTAATGCTGCACAAACATTCTTGTTTGAACTTAACGACGAGTTTTCTCAGACACAGTTTAAGAATATCGTTGAACCTTTCCTAAGAGAAATTCAAGGACGAAGAGGTATTATTGACTTTAGAGTTATTTCAGACACTACAGTTAATACTCCTGCAGTTGTTGACCAAGGTAAATTTAAAGCTAATATCTTTATTAAGCCTGCTAGGTCAATTAACGTTATTGAGTTAACCTTTGTGGCAACACGAAGTGGGATTGAGTTTGAAGAAATTGTCGGCTCAATCGGTTAATAAATAATATAAAAGGAGAATACGAACATGGCATTTAACATTAATGAATTTAAGTCACAGTTAACTGGTGGCGGTGCTCGTCCAAGTCTGTTCCAAGTTCAAATTCTTAACCCTGTTGCTCCAGAAGCAGATTTTAAGGTTCCATTTATGTGTAGAGCTGCTGGTATACCAGCCTCTACCGTAGGTACCTTTAATACTAACTACTTCGGACGTCAGATTAAGTATGCAGGTGATAGAACATTTGCAGATTGGACTGTAACAATCATTAACGACGAAGATTTCATAGTCAGAAACGGTATGGAAGCTTGGATGAATGCTATCAACACCCACGATAGCAACCTCCGTGCATTACCGCAAGATTATAAATCTAACGCATTAATAACACAATACAGTAAAGATGGAGACGCAATTAGAACATACGTCTTTGAAGGGGTTTATCCAACCACAGTAGACCAGATAACAATGGACTGGAGTACAGTAGATCAGATCGAAGAATTTACGGTCAATTTCAGTTACGACTTCTGGCGTGTTGAAGGAGCTACTGGAATCCCTACAACCTAATTTAGGTAATATAATATGAAATTATTTGGTTTTGAAATATCGAGGCCACAAGACGAGAACGATTCAGTCGCCTCGTTTGTGGCGCCTCAAAATGATGATGGTGCAATTACCGTTAGTGGTAATTCACTTGGTGGTTTTTATAGTACTATACTTGATATGGAAGGTGCAGCTAAGTCTGAATCTGAACTTATCACAAAGTATAGGAATATGGCAATGCAGCCTGAAATTGCTCAGGCGATTGATGACGTAGTTAACGAAGCTATCTCTGTCGAGATTGACGAAAGTGTAGTTAAGATTACTTTAGGTGAGGCTGAACTGCCTGATAAAGTAAAAGAACGTATTACGGAAGAGTTTGAAGACATTATGGCAATGCTTGACATTGCTAATAATGGTTACGATATGTTTCACAAGTTCTATGTAGATGGTAGGTTAAACTATCATATTGTTATAGATCCGAAGCAATTGAAAAAGGGAATTGTAGAGTTAAGATACTGCGACCCTCGTAAGCTTAAGTTAATTCGCGAAGTAGACAAAAAGAGTAAGGATCCTCATAGTGGAGTCCCTACTAAAAAGATTAAGAATGAGTATTATATGTACTCAGAAAGTGGTTTTGGTTCATCGAAGAATGGAAACGATGGGTCAACTACCGGCTTTAAGATATCAAAGGATAGTATAGCTCGAGTAACATCGGGCTTGATGAATGAGAATAATAGTTTAGTACTATCTCATTTACATCCAGCAAGTAAAGCTTTAAACCA